TTTGCTGTTTTAGCTGTTTCGGCATATGCCTTCGCTGATACACCGCAGCCGGTCAGCGTGGTTCCTGTTCCATATGAAAGTCTGCTGTATATGGTGCTCATTCTGGTCATAGCCTCACCTCCGATTCTTCGGATGGCGCTGTGTGTGTTTGAAAAGGGTCAGGCTTCACGGGCTGGATTTATCAACAAAGCACGTAGCGGATGATTCCCGTGAGCCTGAAATAGAAAAGCCCGCAGAGCAGCGGGCAATATGATATTTTAGCCAGAGGCTAATGGCAGATTATTCGACTCAATAAGTGAGTTTAAAATTTAATAACCTTGACTGCCTCGAATTGGTATCTGTATAGCAATATTTGGTGGAATAAAAACGTGGCGAGCTTGGGTATTTGGCCAAAACAGTCTGAACTCATCTTGCCATGAATCCAATGCTGATTTAAGAAAGTGACCACGTGAATGGCTTACCGTATACCTACAAGGACCCATTTCACTCTCAATGCCTATTTGTTCATCTAAGCTGTTTTTTAAAGCGATCACATCAAGAATTTTGACGCAGGCATTTTTTCCCAATTTTTTAGCAATGTAATTGCTTCGCCTATTGGCTAAGCACAACACGAGCCCATCTTCTGTCCGCCTATCGAACCTCATGAATTCTGGGAGAGGTTTACCATTAATAAAACCACCATAAAAATTTACAGTCGAATTTTCAATGCAGAATGCAGAGCCGAATTGGTTGATGTCATGAGTTGAATTATCAATGAGATTTTCGTCCGGAGTGAATACTCCACCTCTTTCAACTCTTTTGTAGGAACTGGTGCAGCTTAAAGGAATTTCACCTCCATTAACCCATGGAGAGACCCACTCACACTTTGTCAGATACAGATATTTTTCCATAGCTTACGTCCAATTATTTCCGTAAGCAGGATGATACCCAAGGTTTTAAAAACCGTAAACTAAAAGCCCCGCATGAATGCGAGGCTCGAAAACTCATTTACTGCAAGTGCATACAACAATGGCACAATATCAGATTTACACGAAATATATGCTATTTAGTTCATTTCTGCAATACCTTGCTGATAATTTGCTGCCTTTTGTTGTGAACGTGATCGCGAAACATGATGTAGTGACTGTGAGTCCAGCCCCCTATACAGACTGACCATTGCATCGTAATGTTCCACGTAATTCTGAGACCAGTTTGTTTTATTAACGCCCACCAGCGCAGCGAGATCACCATACTGATAGACATCACGCCCGGCCAGTTCCGCTTTCACATCCTGCGCCGCCAACCATATCAACTGCCGTAAACGGTCAATGGTCTTCTTCGCCACCTTTTTTCCGGCCAGATGCTCGCAGAATTTCGACCACGCCCACTGAGTAATCAGCACCTGATTATCCCAGCGCACGTTCTCGCTGTAGTTCCATAACAGCCAGGCCTTCTGGTGTTCTTCGAGCGTCATCAGCGCGCGGCGCCACGATGCAGTGGAGTATTCAACCGGCTGCACCAGCGGAATATGTGAGCCCTTGGCATACGACTGTTTACCGGGGATTGGGGGGTTATCCAGAGTTATCATCTCGCCAGTAACCTCATCCTTCACCTTCATCTTCTTCCGCTTAAAGGTACCTGTATCGAACTGCGCGTTCTCCAGCCAGGCCATTAACTGCCCTTTCGTCGCACCACTTAAATCGGCGGTGGCCACCATCAGTTGCTGGCGCAAGTATCCGGTAGTCCGTCAGCACAGAGCCGGGAAAATGGTATAAGCGCGATCGCTGCCAGCGAACGCGAAGGATCTCGGTCAGTTCTGGTGTCATGCCGCCTCCCTGCTCTTAATTAACTCGCGACGCAGTGCGCTGTAATGCTTCCTGACGACTTCGAGTTCTTCGATGGTGTATCGATGCGGTACGTTGTTGTTTTCGAGAGCCTCAACGCGCTCAGGCCCAATTTTCTCGATAAGGCCAAGGCGGTACTGCTGCTGATTGCCCGACAGCTGAACGTTACAGTGGTGGCACTGTTTACTGATATTGTCTTCGTGATAGCGGAGATGTGACGCTTTCCCACGTGAGCGGTAATGCCCGGCCTCCCACTGGACGGTGTCGAACGTCCCACAACTGATGCATGGCAGCTCATGGTCACGCTCTCGGATGTAGTCATTAACGACACGCTGCGTTAAATCTTCCCAGTGCTTCAGCGGCTTAACCGCTGCTTTGCGCTGGCGCCAGGCAGCTCGCTCTTTCTTTTCAGTAGCGCGCTGTTTGGCGGACTCTTGGCGCTGCACATCTTCACGGGCTTTTCTGGTCTGCTCTTTGCCGACGGCACTGGCGCACTCGTAACCACATACGGTCTGCGTTTCACGCACCGGATGGAACCACTGTCGGCATTCTTTATTGGCGCACTTGCGGCGCGGTAGCTTAGCCATGCTCACCCCCACACCTTGTTTTGCCAGACGCGGCTTGGGCGTGGCGCTTTCTCGCTTTCCGGCAACTGCACGCTGATAGTCCATGTGATGTTGTCGCGGTTCAGGCTGCGCTCGACTTTGACGCCGCGGCGCTGGTAGTTCGCCACCAGTTCGTCGGCCTGCTCGGTTGTGCACTCGTGATGGTGAAACCAGGAATATTTCATCGCCATCACCCCGCAAAGCTCATGAGCTGCGCTGCGGCGTTTTCCGCTTCACACTGGTCCTTGAATGCCCGGGACAATACCCAGCGCCACAGAACATCGAGTGCGGCTTTGTACAGTTGCTGGAACTCGGTTTCGTCCATGTTGGCGAAGGCAATACTGCGGGGATGTTTGCGAAGTGTTCCGTCAGGAAGCTGAATAGCGTCATAGTGGCCAGACTCGACAATCACCCAGGCGCGATAAGCATCATAGGATTTACAGATGCTGATGCTACCTGCGCGTTTATCAGCGATACGGTCCAGATACTGTTCGGCAGCATCCAAAAGAGCGGACTCACTTCCCCCGAACGAAGCGAGGAATTTAGCATACCCGGTCACCAATTTACGTTCGTTGGAAGATATCGCCCCGCCAGTAGGTTCCCAGTATTCAAACCCGAGATTCAGGAGCGCAAAGAAACGGCGATGGAATGCAGGATTCCTCACCTGACGAAATTCGGCTACCAGTACGGCTCCGAGTTTGATTTTTGATTGCAGTAAATCACTGGTCTCCGGCGTAGCGGGGATCAGGATTCCTGAGGAATGCTTGATGAGTTGTAGTTCGTGCGCCATGGTATTCCCCGTGGCGCATAATTGTCAGGTTACTGGTTGTTCAGGCCAGTGAAAGAATTATGATTGGGTATGTAGCATTAAGTCAATTTTTAGAAGTCATCTCTCTTACAACTTCCATGATGGTTTCTTTGGACCAGTACAATTCATCTCTGGATAATTTTCTGTTGGTTACAGAACCGGCCCTGGCTGAAAGGATGTGGCGCTCATCCGCTGCAAGTCCGAAAGACAAAAGCTCCCGACCTTTCCCATCGGTTATGATCACCCGTAAATTATCAGCAAGATCTGATTGAGCTACATCTGCCACTTAATCCCCCTGAGCGACATACAGACGCGATTAAAGATTGTCGGCAGCAGCATCAAAGGGATACACATTTTGGTATTCTGATAAATGCGCGCCAGCCTTAAGCGCAATTCTAATAAAACCAGTCGTCAGCGCTTTCCCAGGTATCCTGGAGGATTGATTCAATTTTCTTTTTATCGTCCTTGTCACCGCCAAAAACACTTAACCCATCTGACCCGGCACGGCGGATTGTGAGCCTGCAATTGTCATAGTGATCGTTCAGCCGCTTAAGCAATTCTTTCTCCAGTGCTGGTACCGCGCCTTTAGGAAGTTCTTTCATGCGATCAATGGTTAATTCAACTTTCATAATAGCCTCCATTGCATGTACTGTGTTTTTATACAGTATACCTATGCACGGAAATGATCAACGTTTTAAGAGCACAAATTGTTAATTTTCTGTCAGTATTAAAAAAAGAAAACCCGCCGTAGCGGGTTGAATTAGCAATGTTTTATTACGCCGCTATTTGTTTCTGCTGACAAATCTCCGGCAAATTAGCATGCACCAGCGCCTCAGCAAACGGCGGAGGGACCGCATTACCGCAGCGCGCTACCAGAAAGAAAAAACCCGCATATAGCGGGTTTATTACAAGCTTTGAGTCAAACCAGTTGAAGTAGATTTCTTGGATTTGACAGTGGGCGGTTTACCGAGAATAACTCCCTAACCAACTCCTGGCTTAAACCAGTTTTCATGAGAATGCTCATCCATGTTGCATCATCCAGCATTTCAATCGCCTCAGCTAACATACTCGGTTCTTCCGGGCGAATAAATTCATCTCCTGGTTCAACTTTCGTATATCCTTTAGAGTTCAAATGCATATAACCTGTTCTTGCCTGCTCCTGCGTCAGCAGGCCTAGAGTTGTTGCTCGGTAAATGCACATTTTAAGACTAATCTTCCACCGAAGCTTAAACTCAACTAGGGCGTTCCAATCGAACTGTCTTCCTCGTATACGGGGAAACTCTTTAATAAAGGACAATCGAGGAACTAGCAACGCGCTTGAAAAACGATCCGCTTGCGATTCAGTCACTTTATCTCCTGTGGTTATACCTTCGTGCATAACCAAGTGCCCCAATTCGTGACCTAAATCTGATCGGAATCTGCATATACTCTTTTTGACGTTATTTCGGATGATTACTGGCCTGTTGTTATGAACAGTAAAAGCATCTACGCGGTCATCCACTCCTGTCACATGAGCAACAATAACCCCCAAACTCTCAGCCAGTTTGACCATTGAGGATATAGGTCCCAGCCCTAAGTTCCATGCTCTTCTGCAGTCTTCCGCTACACGTTCAATATCATTTGGAGTCAGCAATTCAGCACCGGGGTGCTCAGGTATGCAAACATCAGGAAACTCGATTTCTCCCTCAACGGCAGAGATTATAATGTTAAGAATCTCCGCCCTTGCCAGAACACTATTGGTTAATGTTTGGGTTCTCGATTTTTTACTCCGAAAATGGCAAACATCGCTTTCTAAAGCATATTTTCGTTCAGTAAATAGGAAATCAGATTTAATCATCAGCGCAGATGAGATTAATTCTAACAACTGTTCTGATGGTTTAAACCCTTTTTCCAATTTGCTAACGAATTGTTTTGTTTTACCAATTTTCTCCGCTAACTCTTCGCAGGAGAGCCCAACAGCCATTCTGGCTAATTTGAGCTTATCCCCACGATACTCAGCAAAGTCATTCACTTGATGTTCCATTACTGCTCACATCCAAATCTTGATCTTTTTTACGGCGGCGAAGAGAGGCTTTGCCAATCTCAGCTTCATCCGGAAGAGTGTTGGTATCAAGAGACATAAGCGGCGCTGAAGCAGTAGATTGGTGTGAAACCATACTGATCTGGGCACCATATGCGTTAAACCCAACTAAAGCCACTTCCCAGCGAGGCAATGTTGATTCCAGCTCGCCATCTTCTTCATCGGATAAAAATGGTTCGGCGATGATCCGCCATGTAATATCTTGCTCGGCTTCAGTTTCACCGAACAATGAAAGTTGCTCATGCTCCACCCTATTTCGAAGAAGGCGATGCTTCTTCTTCGGGTTATTAATGCAATCTTTGGAGAACTGCAGCGGCACTTTATTTAACGCAACCACATAATCCAGTCCCTTCGAAACCATTTCCAGACCCGGCAGTGTCCCTTCACTTTGAATCAAATGATTTCTGACCCAATCATAAGCCCTTACACCTTCGGACCAGTTACTGTCCAGTGTGTGTTTGTGGTAGTACAATTGCTCGAGTACATTAGCAATTTCCGCTAACAACTGACGAACATTGCTTTCAGCAAGGTAAGGCTGAAATTCCCAACAAGGTGCTAACTGGTTGTCGCTCATTTCAAGTTTCGCTTTTTTTGGAATTCGTAAACCATATATTTTCGCATTTTCTCGATTTTGTCAACCAAGCAACCAAAATCATTTACCGAAAATGATGATTAGAAAGATCCCGCTCATGTCGCATGAGTTGATTGCTAAGCAACCAAATACAAGCCTGACTGAGCTAGGCAACCATAGACTTGGTAATGCTACCTTTCAGACATAAAAAACCTCTAACTTAGAGGCTTTTATTCGTTTGCTATTGGAGTTAAACACTTAGCCGTTGATGTCGCCGTGTTCAATCATACCGAACCATTCAAATTGCCCAATCGAACGTAGCGCGCACTGTCTAATTTTTTCTGCCTCCTCCGAATACTCATTAAACCCGGGAATAAATTCAAAATTACAGCAGCAAGAGCCTGAATCATAGAAGACACTTTCAATACATTTTACAAGCCCAACTGAAGCTACATAGTAAGAAAAACGTAGCATTTGAGACAGTTCCATCGCAACTCCATGCCTACTGGTAAGCGGGATCCCGAAAGCCTCAATTCCATATTCATTCATTTGGCCTTTTTCAGGCATTATGTAAGACATAAGGACTCCTTATTATGTTCATAATGAATTAGGGTTCAATTATCCATAAGAGTCTACTTGATGTGCAGACGCGGCTCACCATCTTTCGGCTCAGGCCATTCGCGCTGTTTGTTAACCGCCAACTTTTCTACCATCGCCAGGGTAATCTGCTCATCACTGATACCGGCACGACGTTGCGCATCCCATAACAGGAATTGCATGTCAGCCCATTCGGTAAGGTCACTTGGTTCAGCTGCCGCCTCGAGCGCTTCTTTGGAAAGGTGCTTCAGCGGACCAACTGGACCGACATCGCCGAAAGTAGCCTGTGACCATGTAGCATGCTCACGGCGTACTTGCTCACGGGCCATCGACTCCAGAACTCCATTAATCACCTTCACAGCATCAGCCATTGCGTATCCGAGATTACCGCCGTCGCTTTGTGTTGATGCTTTGCTGAGTATTTCGCTTATCTGGTGCAGGCGATCGAGTGATACAGGACCGTGCGCCGGGTGGTTGTTAGTTGTCATGGGTTAGTCCTCCTTAATCCCATTGCAAAACTGATGCGAAATATGCACCGCGACACGGCGAGTCACGAGGATGATGCCAGCCTGAATAGCCATCCTGACCACCTATTGGGCTAACTTTGTACCAGCACTGGTAATAGCGGGCGCTACTTGCAAAATCAGCCGCACCATCCGAGTCGATTACATCTTGGGACACAGAAGCCTGAATTATTTCCGCTTCCGTATAATCGCCGCGCATAACGATGAATCGCGCATCATCCGAGCAAAGATAATCACATGAACCGTCATGTTTACCTTTGGTGGTAGGTTTGATTAATTTATCCATCTCACTCCCCCTTCACGCCAATGCCAGCAATAAATCGCGACGGTGACCAATCACAATATGTGTCAGATTCTGTGTGGCCGAACATGGCTTTACAGCGCCGTATGTGATGGCAGTTACCGCACGTAGCGCCAGCAGGTCGCCGCATCTTGTCAGGGTCAGCGGGGTCATAGTTCAGCGCCTGTTTGTTGAATGCTGTCATTTGGCTGCTCCTTCCAGTGAATCAGGCAATTTGGTGTAATGCGTTACACCGCGCAGAGAGTTAATCGACCGAGAATGGTCAGCCAGCCATATTTTATGGATGTTGGTGTTACTACCGGCGCAGAAGTTGTGTTCCATCCACTTAGCAGAGCAGTATTGTGGCCCCACATCAGTTTCGTAACGAACCCAATAACGCCCAAATTCTTCTGGCTCGCTACCTTCAATCCAGACTTGCGCCCGTACTTCAGCAAGAAAAGCGTCGGTGGCTGGCATAAACAATGCTGATTTAGCATCAAACATAAGTGATTTTGCTGGGTTGATTGACTTCTCTTCTGGAGAAATGCCACTCATTGCAAATTGATTGACCATGCGTTCAACCACTTCACGCAATGCTGCATTGTCTACCGCCAGAGCTTCACTATGCGTATTCCGCTTTTCATTCTCAGCAGCCAGCTCCCTGCACTTGCTCTCGGCGTTAGCGAGCTGTACTGCCATGTCTGTGACTTCGGTTTCAAGTTTTTCAGCGTATTCAATCACTGGAGTGTGCCAGCCAGGCCATTACAAAATTTGCGGTTCCCTTTTGTCGCCTTGATATCGGCGATGATTTTTTTAACGTCTGGTTTCATGCTGAGGCTCTCCCGTAAAACGCCAGTACACGCTGCATAGCCGGACTTGTGCGGCATACTGATGTGACCATGTTTTCGCTCATGTTCGATTTGAGCTGCTTGATGTTCAACTCCCCGCCGGGTTGCAGCGAATAGACCGGGTGATGTGGCTCGCCAGCGCGGATTACTACCGCTCTGCGTACCAGGTGAAGCAGCAGGTTGTGTGCCTTCTTGCAGTCACATCCCAGCAGGGTTTGGACCTGACGAGGCGTGATGGTCTGGTTAACCCGAAGGAAATCGACGATTGCCCACAGTGATTTGCTTGCCATAGTGATTTTCCCTCGAGGTTATTTAACGATCCGGAGATGGCTAACGTTCTTGCGATAGCTGCCCCAGTCAAAGTTCACCCACATCCCGCCATCCATCTGGAGGCGATCGATAACCCGCGCACCCAATGCGCCGAGAAGTTCGTCATGGTTCAGATTCGTCAGAACGCCAACTGGACGCATCGACGACAGCCGACGGTCGATAACCTGATTCAGGATAACTTTCTCCCCGTTGCTACCGCGCTGAATACCGACTTCATCCAGCACCAGCAGATCGACTTTGCAGAGGTCATCCAGAAGCGAAGCCTCTGACTGGCCACCGTCGTAGCACTCGCGAACGCGTAGCATCAGGTCAGGGATAGTGACGACCAGCACGCTATGCCCGCCAGAAAGCAAATGATTTCCGATTGCTGCAGCGAGATGGTTTTTCCCGGTACCAGGGCCACCGCTAAACACGAAGCTCGCGAACCCAGCACCGAAATTCTGTGCGTAGCTCTTTGCCATCGTGAAGGCTTTGCGCTGCCCTTCCCCAGATACCTGGTAATTCGCGAACGTGCAGCTGCGATGTAGGCTTTGGATTCCTGAGCGGCCAAAGATTTTCTCTGTCCGAGCTTTCTGATTCAGCCTGTCCAGTTCTTCACACCGCTTCAGGCCTTCTTCCCGTTGCCACGCCAGCAGCTCTGCTGCGCTGGTGAACTTCGGCTGAACGCCTGGTGGAATGAGTTTTTTCAGGCGCTCAAGCGCACTTCCTGTACCAACCATGTTTTTCATCGCTACCCCCTGAATCCGGTCGGAATCGCTTTATCGGGCTGAGAAATTTTGTTCGGATCCCTTTTTCCATCTGGCGCCGCGAAAGACCACGACTCTTCGTAGTGCTTTGAGGGGCCAAAAAACGTGGATGCCTGTTTCACATACTCGGTGTTAAGTTTCCCAGCGACAGTTACGTAATCCGCGTATCGCCGAACACCATCAGTAAGCTCCTGCACTGTTGCGCCGGATTTAATCCGTGCAGTCCAGGCTTTGAACGCATCAGCCTTGCTGTTACCACCGGCGCGTTTTGGGTATTCCTGCCACGCCAGTTCAAAATCATCCGGGTAAGTATTTTTCCCCCGGGGTGTGGCGGCGCCATGCCCCAAAATATCTTTATCCTGATCTTGTTCCTGATCCTGTTCCTGATCTTGGCTTCGTAGCCCCTTCGAAGCCCCTTCTGAAATTTGGCGCGATTCACGTTTAAAATTGAGGTGAAAATCTGTTTTATAACGTTCATAAAATGATGATAAAAAAGGGTTTTCAGGTAATGACACATACTCATTCCTGACACCAGCACAACGGTTATCCCCTGGCTTCAGTGATCGACCAACCTGATAAGCGGCCATTTCATGCACCCAAACCATCTCAGTGTCCTCGTCATAGCTACAAAATCCCGCTTCAATGGAGCTTTTTAGCCCCTTTGAAGCCCCTTCCAAGCCCAAGCCAGTTTCATGGGCTATGTACAGAATTGGCAGGTAATACAACCCGAGCATGTTTGCGTGTGGCGAGGTCATCAGATAGAACGAGACCACCTGCGCCTCCGCGCCTTGCTTCCTCAGTTCACGACCTGTTTTTCCAAGCCAGAACTGAGGTGCAACAGTTGCGTAATCACGCATAAAAACCTCTTAATCGCTAAAGTGGTGGCCCATCTATCTTTCTGAAGGCTGATTTTTCTGACATACTTACCTCGTAATTTCTGCCTGGAATTACACCGAAGGTCGGTTCCGTTGGCGCGGTCCGACCTTTACCTTTTTTTGAGCCCGTCATATAGCCCCCAGCATCATCTGCACCATCTCCATCAGTGGACCGGTTAACCCTGGGTCAACGCGGTACATTTCCACGATCCCCTCGCTCAGCTCTTTCAGCTTCTGATGTCGTGGAGCATCCATCGCGACAGCAATCTTCGCTTCGCTGGTTTCCTTCTCCAGCCTTGCCAGACGAGCCATTACGTTGTCTTCTGGTAGCAGGCGATTGCGGAACTCGAGTGGAAGGACAGCAAGAATTGCCGGAGTCAGCTGGCGAACGTTTTCGCGGTACCGTTCGCTGTTGAAATGGTTATCCAGGAAGCGGAACAGCTTCTGACGCTTTCGGCAGAGATCATCAGGGAAAGTGATTTCATCACCACCCTGCGCCCGGTATTCTTCGATGATCAGAGCTGTGACTACGTCTTGACCATCGGCGCCAGCCCAGGAGCGGACCGCATCCCGAATATCTTCGTGACACGGCCCCTTATATGTTTGAGCGCGATTTATCATTCCCCTTCGAGGAATGTCGCTATCATTCTGATAAGTAAGTGTCTGCATGGTTAAGCCTCCTAACGTGGTAAACCATCTGTTGGGTTGGGATATGCACTCGGATCGATTTCATGCGGAGTTACCTGCCAGTTGAGGAACTGACACAGAGGGATAATTCGCTTTTGTGGCACCCCGTTCGCATAGATCCATTTGCCGACAGCCTGGCTGCTAATGCCGAAGTGCTTACCAATACGAGTTCGTGATGCCGCTTTGCTTATTTTTTCTTGGGTTTCTTTGTTCATGTGCTCTCCTTCAATGATGGATCGAAGCATACATGACGAAAGTTTATGTTTCAACATCACGAAAGATATTGTTTTAATGCTGAGTGAAACCTTAGGTTGTAAAATGTGCGTATGAACGAAATTACTTTCCCAACCTTCGCTAGAAGAATTCAACAAGTTATGGCTGAAAATGGCTGGACGAAATCTGACCTCGCCAAAAAAGTCATGCTTTCGCATACGGCTGTTCAAAATTGGGCAAAGGGAAGGAATGTAGCCAGTGGAGAGCGGTTAAAGAGGCTTGCTGCTGTAACTGGAAAACCTGAGCATTGGTTCTTCATGGATTCAGAACAAGAAAGTGCAGCCGCTCATGAAGACGGCCCGCCAGCCGTGAAACTTGATGAAAAAGAACAGGCTCTCCTTTCGCTCTTTAATCAGCTCCCAGAGGCTGAAAAGCTTCGACTTATTCTTCACACTAAAGCCGTTCTTCATGAAATCGAGCTTTTAAAAAACGACGTTTACGACATTATCAACAATTCTAAACCATAGCTTAGGATTGCAACCAAACAATACAGCGCCTATCAGGGCGCTTTTTTTTGCCCTCTTTCGAAAGTTTTACTTTCTTATCCCTTTACATGTGAAACTTTATGTTGCAGTATTATCTCCATCGACAACAAGCGCATCGTTGTCAGGTTCAAGAAACGTTCCGCTGGCCAGCGACAAGGCAAGAAACAGAAGTGAGCTTCGCGGTGGTGAATTGCAGAGTTAAAACGCTCAACTGTGAAGATCAGCGTCACAGCACCACCAGTGAAGTTCACTAACCAACCGCAAGGTATCGAGGGTGAGATGGAAAAAGCATACGAGGAATATTTTGAAAGCTTAGCTAAAGGCGAGGAAGCACTCAGTTTTGCAGAATTTAAAGAGGCTTTGTCATGAAAACCGCGAATGCAGTACCAAACAGCGGTCGTGCAGTTGCAATGCGCAACCAGCGCACCGGAGCAGCCTGGCAGGTCTCCTATGACCACATCAACGGCACCTACTGGCACGAACCGCAGGGAAATCTGCGTCATATCCGCAGCCCGTATGCTTCCCGCACCATTGAACCGAATCTGGTTCCGGCAGGTACGCACTGATGAACACCTTATTCGCATTAGTGCTGACCATTGGTATGACCAACGGTGATTTTCAGGATGTTGTACTGGGTGTTTATGGCGACCAACAGCAATGTGAGCAGGCCGCTGTTGAGCAGCAGGTTTCAGGTAACTGCTATCCAGTTGAAAGGATCATCAGAAGCGGCGAATTACCTGCTCAGGCGGACGTTAAGTTGTGAGGAAATGATGATGCAGACCAAATGCGGTTATTGCGGCAAACCGGTTGAACCGGAAGAAGTAATCAAAAACACCCTTCTCTATCGCAACGGCTCACTGCTGGCGCGTAAAGAGAAAGAGTATTGCTCCAGACGTTGCGCTTCGCACGACCAGATGGCTCACGAAGGCTAACGTAAAACCCGCGCAAGGCGGGAGCTACGTCCGGTGCCACCGACCAAAGTTACACCGGAAACAACATTAAAACCAAAGTTAACCCAATGGGCGCTATCAATGGTCCGGGGATTCTAACACCCAAAAATGAGGATCTCACATGGAATTCTTTAATGTGGTTAAAGCCACTCAGAAATCCGGAAAGCAAGATGCAGTGGTCTGGTTCACTGCAAAAACTGAGGCTCGCGCCAACCTAATGCTGGATGTCGCACTGGAAGATGCAGGCATCGAAACGGGCCGTGGTAAGGACTACGCCAAACCAATTCGCACTGATTTCCCGGTTGTTGACGGTCTGCCAAAAGAAGGTGAAGTTGATTTCACCTGGTGTGATCGTTACGAACTGGCCGAAGACCAGCGCACCTGGAATGTGAAATTGAAAGCTGATGATGCGGCGCAGGAAGAAAACCACCAGACAGATAACAATGTCGTTGATGGTCAAGTCGGTACTGAAGATCAATCTCAGCAGACAGACCAGCCTAACCTAATCGTCATTGCCACCCTGCCATTCCGCCAGCGCGTACTGGCTCAGTTCATTGGTGATGGTGAATATCTCTATCACGTCGACGCTGGGCAGAAAAACGAGATTGTGCGCCTTGAGATGGACACCGATGACGCGTACGTCCAGAACCTGCTGCTGGCTGCTGAGAATGTGGAAGCATTCAAAAAAGCCATTGAGCACGATATTCATAAAGTTGTGAATGCAGTTAAGAAAGCATTCCCTGTCGACGGGAAAAAACCAGAACTGGCAACCGTTATTCAGTTCCTGACGGTATGGTTCAATACAGATTACATCGATCGCGGCCTACTGGTTAAAGAGTGGAGCAAAGGTAATCGTGTAACAACCATTAATCGCACACCTTCTGGTGCGAACGCCGGTGGCGGCATTGCCTCTGACCGCAAATTCCCGCAAACCATTCTCGGGCTGGAGCATGAAATTGCTCTGGCGTTACGTGCCCGTGACCGCGAATTTGATATTTACAACGTCCCTCTGGATATAGAACTACAGGCAAACTCCATCATGAATAAGATGGACGATCCTGAATGGCTGGCTACTCGAGAGAGATTCGTTTCAATGCCTGGTAGCCTGGACTACTCACGTGCCTGCATTATCGCAACAGTAAAAACTACACCAGAAGGACTTTATGAAGATCCCGTCAAACATCAGGAATATTTGAATAGAGTACTGACAGAAACTGACCACGCTAATCCAGATCCGCTGCTCGTTGATATAGCCTGCGGTCGTTCGTCTATGCCTGTACCGATGAAACAGGAAAAAGTAACGGCTGAAGAGGTAAACAAAATTCTTGCGGTTTCGCGCGGTGACTTCGTTGAAGGCATTAGTGACCCGAACGATCCGAAGTGGGTTCATGAAAGCTACAACGCCGCCTCAAATGAGGAAGATAAAACGGAAAATGAGGACGCCGCCGATGTGCAGATGGAAGAAACTGTCAGTGATGAAAAACAGGCTGGTACTGAAGTGCAGTCAGGCAAAAGCAGTCTGGAAACTGGTGAAGAGTCATATACCAGCCAGCAAGCCGATGTAAACCAGAATACGGATTCTGTCGCCCAAAATAGCGACTCTGTAAACCAAACCGAACCAGCCGCGCAAACTGACGAACCGGCTGTCATGTACCCCGCTTACTTCGAGCCAGGTCGCTATGAGGGTTTGCCGAACGAGGTTTATCACGCAGCGAACGGTATCAGCTCAACCCAGGTGAAAGACGCACGTGTTTCGCTGATGTACTTCAATGCGCGCCACGTAGAGAAAACCATTATCAAAGAACGCTCTTCTGTACTGGATATGGGTAACCTGGTGCATGCGCTGGCGTTGCAGCCAGAGCAGCTCGATGAAGAGTTCAGCGTTGAGCCCGTAATTCCGGAAGGCGCATTTACCACCACGGCAACGATCCGCGCGTTTATTGATGAGTACAACGCCAGCCTGCCAGCGCAACTGAGCGCAGACGATATCAAAGCTTTGCTAGAGGAATACAACGCCACTCTGCCTGCACAGGTGCCGCTGGGTGGTTCAGCCGAGGAAACCGGCCAGAGCTATATGTCGCTGCCCGAAGAGTACCAGCGTATCGAAGCGGATCAGAAGCAAACCGCAGCGGCAATGAAAGCCTGCATCAAGGAATACAACGCCACTCTGCCTGCACAGGTGAAAACCAGTGGTAGCCGTGATGCGTTACTCGAGCAGCTGGCAATCATCAATCCTGACCTGGTTGCACAGGAAGCGCAGAAACTGGCGCCGCTGAAAGTGTCCGGTACCAAAGCGGATCTGATTCAGGCCGTGAAGTCTGTTAATCCGGAAGCCGTCTTCGCCGACGAACTGTTGGATGCGTGGCGCGAGAATCCGCATGGGAAAGTGCTGGTCACCCGCCAACAACTGAGCACTGCACTGAACATTCAGAAAGCCCTGCTCCAGCACCCGACCGCGGGCAAGCTACTGACACACCCGAGCCGCGCAGTAGAAGTCAGCTACTTTGGCTTCGACGACGAAACCGGTCTGGAAGTCCGTGTGCGCCCGGATCTGGAAATCGACCTTGACGGGGTGCGCATCGGCGCCGACCTGAAAACCATCAGCATGTGGAACATTAAGCAGGAAGGCCTGCGCGCCAAACTGCACCGCGAAATCATCGACCGTGACTACCACCTGAGCGCGGCAATGTATTGCGAGACCGCAGCACTGGACCAGTTCTTCTGGATTTTCGTCAACAAAGACGAGAACTACCACTGGATCGCCATCATCGAGGCATCAGCCGAACTACTGGAGCTGGGCATGCTTGAGTACCGCAAATCAATGCGCGCCATCGCTACCGGCTTTGACACTGGCGAATGGCCAGCGCCGATCACCGCTGATTACACCGACGAACTGAACGACTTCGACCTGCGCCGCCTTGAAGCGCTGCGTACATCATTACGACCGAGCAGGCACCAAACACCATTTCCGCCAGCAACGCTGTGTTCAACGTGCAGGCACTCGGCCAGCTTAGCTCTTTCGCTGAATTGATGGCGCAGTCTGCAGTCACCGTCCCCAAACACCTGGCGGGGAAACCCGCCGACTGTATGGCTATCGTCATGCAGGCTATGCAGTGGGGAATGAACCCATATGCGGTTGCCCAGAAAACGCACCTGGTGAATGGCGTTCTGGGTTACGAAGCGCAGCTGGTTAACGCAGTAATCTCCAGCTCCAGCGCCATTGTTGGTCGCTTCCATTACGAATACGGCGGTGACTGGGAGAAGATCGCCGGCAAAAAAGACGGCCGCGATGAATTAGGCCTGTTTATCAGGGTCGGTGCCGTACTGCGAGGCGAAGATGAAATTACCTGGGGTGAGCCAATCTACCTTGCAGATATCACCACACGTAACTCGCCACTGTGGAAAACAGCGCCGAAGCAGCAGATCGCTTATCTGGCAGTGAAGTACTGGGCTCGCCTGTACTGCCCAGAAGTCATCCTCGGCGTCTACAGTCCAGATGAAGTTGAGCCACGCACTGAGAAAGAGATTAACCCAGCACCGAAACACGTTAACCTGGCTGATATCTCAGGTGACACCGTCACAACCACGCAAAGCGCGCAGGAATCACCGGCAAATATCGACTCACTGGCTGATGAGTTCCGCGAACGCATCGATGCTGCGCAGAATGTAGACAGCGCCAAAGCAGTCCGGGCTGATATCGAAAGCGCAAAGGCCACGCTCGGTTCCGCCCTGTTCACCGAGCTGAAGAATAAGGCAGTGAAACGCTACTACCTGGTTGATTCACGCAACAAGGTTGAGGCCGCAATCAACTCCCTGCCGTCTCCGGACGAACCGGATGCAGCAGCGCGTTTCGGGGAAGTTGAGCGAGTTCTTGCAACTGCGAAACGTCACCTGGGCGATGAACTGCACGATCAGTTCAGCATCACCCTGGCAGATATGAAACCGGAATACGTGGGCTAAGGGAGGCGGGAGGGTTCGCCCTCCCGGTAACGAGATGAGTAAATCATTAAATGCACGTTGCATCCGTCGCTGGACAGTCGAATTTAAAGGTCGTTGCGATTCTAAAGTCAGTCCTTGGTGGCGTAAGCACCACCTTCGCAGTTACATCCGTGAGTGCGCCCTGACAACTGCCGACTGCATGGTTGAGCGCATGGCAGAGGACAACGCGCTGGTAGATTTTCAGGGTAATGGTCGCGGCTGGTCACCTGAGTTTTCAGCATGGTACGTCGAACGCCGGGCGAAATACCGCAACGAGGCGCGTGACTTTCTGAACGTGGAAGCCACCACCGAAGAGATCGACGAAGAGATTCAGAACGAGCTGGAGGCCTGGAATGATTGAGCGCGGCATGATTTTTAACGGTGAGATGGTGCGGGCCATTCTCGACGGTCGGAAAACGCAGACTCGGCGCCCGGTAAGATTTCCTGTATTAGATAAAAACCTCGGGTGCGAGCTGGCTGGCAATGAACTGGCCGGGGAGCTGTCGGCGGGAAACTATCTGAACAGCGCATTTGGTAAGCCGGGCCATCGCATCTGGGTTCGCGAGACATGGGCGACCCTAGGTAACGAAGACGGCTGCTGTGTCGACTGGGAAGACAACCTTTGCAAAGGGGATGAGCGCTCAGCTGCGAGGATTTACCGCGCCAGCTGCGAACAAAGACCAGGTGATTACGGCCTATGGTCTATTCCTGATGATGCTGACTGGAAGCCACATACCAAAGATCACAAGTTCGAAGGGGCATGGCGGCCATCAATCCACATGCCGCGCTGGGCCAGCCGCATTCTGCTTGAAATCACCAGCGTGCGCGTTGAGCGGATTAACGCCATCAGCGAAGAGGATGCGAGAGCAGAAGGAATTATTGACGGTGGCTGTCTCAATTGCGGTGAACCTGAACCATGCGGTTGCGCTAATCCAGAGCCTGACGCGACAGATGCCTTCGCCTACCTGTGGCAATCGATCTATGGGCAGGAAAACTGGAACGCTAACCCATGGGTCTGGGTTATTGAGTTTAAGAGTATCGAAGGGGGCGACCATGCGACTAATTAACCGAGGCAATCAGCAATCCCCGTTAGCGCGTCAGGCATGCGACATCGCGCTGGCCACTCATCACGAACGCTATGGCGACTACGGGCGCAGCAAGATGAAGGAGACATACACTGTGAGAGTTGAAGGCGTGAAGGTATGGGTTGAGGTGGTTAACCGTAAGGCAAGCTACGTGGCCACGGCTATGACTGGTATGCGCCGGCTGCGTGCGCTGCCGGGACAATGTAATTAAGAGGTAATATATGGATAACGCATTGCAGGCAGACGCTATTTTAATAACAAATGAAGTTTTGTCCCGGTATAAGATATCGCGCAGCACACTGTATTTCTGGAGCACTCCGTCCAGGATGCCATCCTACTTTACTCAGCCATTTCCGAAACCGAGAATAAATGGCAGTCCCAAACGATGGAGAATGTCAGACTTGCTGGCATGGGAGGAAAACGTAGGCATTAAACCAGAGGCTGACCAATCAGTTTTTCCAGATGATCCTGCCATACTGCGAGCCAATGCCGCTGATCATCCAGGTAATCATGTAGGTTATACCGCGCCATAACGCCTGACATATGATGACCCAACAGTTTTTCTACTACGTGTGGTGGCGCGCCTAATTCGGATAGGCGCGTCGCAACCGTTCTTCTCAGGTCGTGAAGCGACCACGTTTTCATTCCATTTTTTGCAATTATCTGGGTTGAAAACATAGCAACATTTGGCTGAAGAGGTGGCCGGTCATCTTCTGGTCCTTTATATCGTGACAGCGTGACGACATGATTTGAGAGAGACGTTTCCTTTTCCTCTTTCATCATTCTAACTACAGCTTCAGGAAGAGCCCTTCTTACGGTCTTTCCGGTTTTATAATCACTTGCCGGAATTGTCCACGTATGTTCGTTGAAATCGAACCATTCCCATTTAGCTGTCCTGATCTCTGTGCTACGGCAACCGGTCATGATGAGGAACTTCATAATCAGCTGTTGCCTTTCTTTTAGTTCTGGCAGCGTATTCCAGACGGTTTTGATTTCATCATCACTTAATTTTCTGTCCCTTACCGCGGCGGCTAAACCGACGTCAGACCGTCTCAGGCTTTCGATGGGGTTAACGCTAATCACCCCACGGTTAGAACAAAAACGAAAGGTACGTTGCATCAAACCCAGCATTTGCCCAGTAACAACTCGCCTTCCCATACCATCAAAAAGGCTAAGCCAGTGCGCCTTGGTTGTCTGATCAACAATCATGTTCCCGAGAACCGGATTGATGTGGTTCTCGAAATCACGTCGATTAACTTTTATTTTTACCAGGCCTTCAGGGATACAGTAATACTTCTCCCAGTAATCGAAGGCATCCCTGACGGTTATTGCATCAATCTTTTTCTGTTTTTCAAGCACCGCCTGGCGCCTCGGATCGAACCCCTCAGTCAGCCATGCCCTGAATTGCTGCCTTCGCTCTCTTGCCTGAGATAAAGATATGGACGGATAATCGCCGATCGTCAGCTGAACGGCCTTCCCGTTCCATCTGTAGCGGTAAAAAAATGTTATACTGCCGGAAGTGGACAACCGGATATTAAGCCCGTGAGCATCTGAGATAACTTCGATCTTGTCTCTTTTCTTGCCAAGAGCTTTTCTTAATTTTGTATCGGTAAGCAATGTGTACACTCCGGGAGAGGATATACACACCAGTGTACACAT